TTTATGCAAATACAAATATTCCGGATGAAGAAGGTGCTTCACCAGTTTATATTGGTAATTTAGAAGAAGCTATCAAATTCATGGATAGAGAAGAAATGGCATTAGCAGTGTCTAAAGAAGCAGGGTTCACTAAGAACTTAACATTAATTCGTGCTATCCAAAGAGATGACGTTGTAACAAAAGATACACAATCATACTTGAATATTAAACTAACAGCACCAGCTGAACAACCAATTGTGTATGTTAGAAGTGCTAACGAAGTTGCAACTACATCAGTAGTAGAACCAGAAGTTCCAGCAGCAAATCCTACTGACAATACTGGTTCAAATGAAGGACAAACTGAATAAGAGAGGCGAATAACCTCTCTTGATTTTTTAGGGAGATGATAACATGGTGGATTTAAAGAAAGCCAAAGCATATTTGAGAATAGATTACGAAGATGATGATGAATTTATCAATTCATTAATAAAAGCATCAGCGATTTATTTAGATAATTCGTGTGGAGAATTTAAATCAAATGAATTAACAGATTTAGCTCAATTAATACTGATAGAACATTGGAATGATAATAGAAGTTTAATTGGTTCAGTAACAGATGTAATAAAACATAGTGTGGATGCGATTATATTTCAAATTAGGTATTGTAAAGAAGGAGAAAACAATGAATCCGGGGAAGCTGAATAAGAAAATAGAAATCCAGAAATTTGATAAGTATTTTGATAGCGAAGGTGTAGAACAAAAGACTTGGAAAACAATTCGTTCCGTATTTGCATTAATTGAAGATAAGATTGTTAGAACTACTAATGAAGATAATTCAGTGGTAACGCAAGTTGAAACTAACATGACAATAAGAAAGAATTACAAGTCTCTATGTGGTAGTGACATCAGAATAGTGTACGAGAACAGGATGTATCAAGTTCTTGATATTTATGATGTTGATCAAAATTACATCAAATTAATTACCAAAGGAGAAAAGTTGCATGGCAACCAGACTTGATTTTGATGGATTAGATGCCATTGTTAAAGATTTAAATAAAATGGCAAAAGTCCTTAATAGTTCAATGATAGATGATGCATTAGAAGAAGCTATACAACCAGCATACGAAACAGCTAGGAAAACAGCACCAAGAAATAAGAAAGGTCATATTGGAAAATATGGCACTGGTCATATGGCAGATAATATTCCATTAAAACTTGTGACTGAAAACGGATTAAAAACAATTGAGTATGGATGGGAAAAGTCTGACAATAGCGATTATTTTTATGCTAAGTTCGTAGAATGGGGAACATCAAATAACAAGTATCCAAAACAACCATTTATAAATAAATCAATGAGTAAAAATAAAAATAAATGTTTTAATGTTTTTTCAGAAAGAGTAAGAAAGGAACTTGGACTATGAATATAAGAGAAAAAACCAAGAAAGCCCTGGATAAGGTTGCGATTCCAAGTGGCTATCAAGAAATAGTTAATTCACCAGATACCTACATAACATTTTTTGAATATGACTACGAATACGAGTATTCAGAAGATGAAGTTATACCAGCATTATACATAATGCAAGTAGACTTGTGGACTAAAAATCCAAAATACAAAAGCATAGAAAAAGAAATCATAAAAGCAATGAGTGATGAAGATTTTATGCTAGATGATGAAGAAGATTTATATGAAAGTGATACAAAAATGTATCATAAGGCATTTCGTTTCAAATTAGAAAATATAAAGGAGGTTGAATAAGATGCCAGCAGAAAACAAATCAGTAACCCCAAGACAAATTGGGTTAAAAGATGTACACGTAGCAATTATAGAAAGTGATGGTTCAAGTGGAACAGTATACAAAACACCAGTAAAAATAAGTAGAGCTATCACTGCTAAGATTACACCAAGTGTGAATAATGAAACATTGTATAGTGATGATGGAGTTGAAGATGAACTAACAGCATTCGCAGGATGTGAAGTTGAAATAGAACAAAATGCACTAACACTAGAACATAGAGCATTAATTCTAGGAAAGAAATATTCGAATGGAGAATTAGTAGAAAATAGTGGAGATAAACCACCAAAACTAGCGTTGTTATTTAGAAGTGAAAAATCAAGCAGCACTAAAGCAAATCCAGTATACCGCTATTGTGTTTTATACAAAGGAGCATTCAGTGAAATTGAAGATGAGTATGAAACTAAAGGAGAAAAACCAAATAGTAAAACAACTAAAATCAAAGGTAAGTTCTACGATAGAGAAAGCGATGGAAATTGGAGAATGATGCTAGATACTGATGTAGAAGGTGTAGATGCTACAAAGATAACTAACTTTTTTACATCAGTTCAAGAACCAGGCAGTAACCAATAACAAATAGGAGGATAGAAAATGAGTAAAAATAAACATCGTAATCATAATTACAATGGACAAAAAAGAACTACAGGAAAAGATTTACAAGTTCAAACTACAACAATCGAATTAAAAGGTCGTAAGTATGAAATGAACTTTGACTTAAATGCAATGGCAGAATTGGAAGATATTTTCGGAACATTACAAATCGCAATTGCTGAATTAAAGAAAAAGAAATTAAAAGCTGTAAGATCATTTTTATATGCAGTTTTAAAATCAACAGATGAATCATTAACAGAATTTGAAGTTGGTAAATTAATTGATATGAATAATTTTACAACTATAGAAAAAGCAATTACAAAATTAATTAATAATGCATTTGAGGAGGATGAGAATGATGATAAGGAAACATCACAATCAAAAAACGAACTACCGGATCATCAGACTCAGCAATAGATTGGGAATGGCTTTATTATTTAGGTAAAGAAATCCTAAAAATGAGTGATTATGATTTTTGGAGAAGTACACCAAAACAATTAGTAATCAAGTCTAGAATTTATGCTAGATTTAGAAAAGATGAAAATGATGATCCGGAAGAAGTTCAGTTCGGCTACATTGATGATGTCTTCTAGAAGAAAGGGAGATATAAATGGCGAATTGGAAACTTAAAGTCGGTATGCTTTTTGATTCCCAGGAATTCGAACAAGGAATCCAGAGAATTGATAAGCAATTAAAAGTTTTGGATAGCGAATTAAAGGTCTCTCAAAGTTCAGTTAAAAACTTTGGTAACACCACAGAACAACTGAAAACAAAGGCATCGGCTTTGACTGAAAAGATAGAACTTCAAAAAACTAAAGTAGAGGGATTACGCAAGGCATATGAGCAATCAGTACAAACTAAAGGCGAAGATGCTAATGCTACCCAAAATTTACAAATTAAATTAAACAATGCAACGACTGCATTGAACAATATGGAAAAAGAGCTAAAAGAAGTCAAGGATGAACTGAAACAACAACCCAGTCTCCTTGATAATTTTAGTAATAAAGTAGATTCCCTAAATGCTAAACTTTATACATTTGGAGATAGAGTCGAAAAGTTAGGTAATAGTCTAACAACGAAGCTAACAGCACCAATAATGGCTGCAACCGTAGCTAGTGTGAAGTTGGCATCAGACTTGGAAGAAACCATGAGTAAAACAGAAGTTGTATTTGGAGAATGTACTGATACGATAATGGAATGGAGTGAAACCTCGCTAACTGCGATGGGATTATCCAAACAAAGTGCCTTGGATGGTGTAGCATTATACGGAGATATGGCAACAGCACTTGGATTATCTAAGAAAGAAGCAGCTGGAGTATCGATGGAATTGGTGCAATTGAGTGCGGACATGGCATCATTTAAAAATACATCCCAGGAGATGGCACAAACTGCATTGGCGGCTATATTTACAGGAGAAACTGAAGCATTAAAAAAATATGGTATCGTAATGACAGAAACAAACCTTGAAGAATTTGCTAGAACGCAAGGAATCAAGAAAAGTATATCAGCAATGAACCAACAAGAAAAAGTAATGTTGCGACTTGCTTATGTACAAGAAGTAACTAAAAATGCTAGTGGCGACTTCCAGAGAACCAACCAAGGATTCGCTAACCAAACGAGAATCCTAACAGAAGGACTAAAAGAACTTGGAACAATACTAGGAAATAATTTACTACCAACTGCAACAAGTTTGCTACAAACAATTAATGGATTGATTGCTAAGTTTGCATCGATGGATGAAGAAACACAAAAATCAGTTATAAAGATGGCAGCATTTGCAGCAGCAATAGGTCCGGGATTAATTGCTGTTGGTAAATTAACTAAAGGAATATCATCGGCATATAGTGGAATTAGTATTCTAAGCAATAAAATTGGAGTTGCAAGTGTAGGTTTAAAGACATTTGCCTCTAACATGGGAACATCCTGTGTGACTGCAATTAACAAGTTTATTTCAAGAATTCCATACCTTGGAACGATAGGAAATGCAATCACAAGTAAAATAGCCCCTTTGACCGCCAAAATAAGCGGTTTCTTCGCTCCTTTGACCGACCGAATAGGAACAGCCATGACTCCGGTTATAACGAAGGTACAGCAAGTTTTTGGGCGACTTGGAACAATAGCAACTAACGGGGCTAGTAGACTACAAAAAGTAGCTACACTTGCAATGAAACTTGTAGGACCGTTTGCAATAGTAGGATTACTACTTGCAGGACTAGGATTAGCACAAAGTCAATTCGGAGAACAACTCGATAAATTCCTTACAATTGCGATAGAAAAAGCACCAACAATAATCAGTGGATTTGTAGAAATGATAACAGCTGAAATTCCTAGATTGATTCCTTTAGGAATTGAATTATTGGTAAAATTGCTAGATGTAATTTTGGCTAACGTCCCTGTTTTAATTGATGGGGCGATTTCAATAATTGTAACTCTGGCAGAAGGTGTTGGAAATAACGTAGAAATACTACTATCAAAAATTTTGGATGTAATTTTTATGGTGGTAAATAAAATAATTTCTAACTTGCCACTTATCCTGAAAACAGGATTGGAGCTACTTTTAGCATTGACTCAAGGGATAATTAATAATATCGATAAAATTATAGATGGGATTTTATTTGTAATTTTACAATTGATAGATTTTATAGCATCGAACCTACCATTGATTATAGACATGGGAATCAAGTTAATCATCGCTCTGGCAGAAGGACTGGTCAAGGCAATCCCAAAATTGATCGACTCAATTCCGATTATTATCTCCGCAATTTTTGATGCATTCAAAAAGATTGATTGGGGAAGCATTGGTAAATCAATTATAGATGGATTAGTTAAAGGATTAAAAGCAGCTAAGGATTTAGTAGTAAATACATTAAAGAGTATAGCTACAGGTGCTATTGATGCATTTAAGAAGTTCTTCGGCATCAATTCACCATCAAAAGTGTTTATGGATTTTGGTAAAAACATAGACCAAGGTCTTGCTATAGGATTAGATGACAACCTAGATAAAGTAGAAGATTCCATGGATAGTTTAATGGATACAATGAATTTTGTACCTGAAGGTTTGGATTATGAACTTCATGGATTAACTCCAAAGGCATCAAAAAGTGTGTCTCAAGTGAATAATTCATCATCA